GGCGTCATAGGCGCAGAGCCGCCCGTCCGCCGCGACCCACCACCACGGTTCGCCGACCTGGAACTTCACCGGCAGGCCCGCGTCGCGCCCGATCGCCGCGAACGCCCGCGCGACGAGGTGCAGCCACCCCATCGCCTCGGCATGCGCCGGCGACAGCAGGGTCGACGGCGGCTCCCACCCGGTCAGCGCCGGCGCGCCGTCGGCGTCGCGCTGCTTCCAGCCCTCGGGGCAATAGGCGTCGAACAATTCGTAGGAGAGCGACCAGACCAGCCCCAGCCCCGCGCCCGCACAGGCGCTCGCCAGCGCCCGGTGCCACGCCGCGGCGGGCGCGTTCAGCACCCCGCCCGCCGCCTGCACGCGATAGCCGCCGCCCTCGGCCGCCAGCCGCATATAATGGCTCATCCCGACATAATGGACGACGTCGCCGCGATAGCCGAGCTGCTCCACCTGCCGCACCACCCGCGCCGGGGTCAGGTGATAGCAGTCGTCATAGCCGTTCGCGATCCCCAGCCGCTGTTCGGGCAGCACCGCGTCGCCGATCGCCAGCACCGACCCCGATCCCGAACAGGCGATGTCGCTCACCTCGACCCAGCCCTGCGCCGGCGCCGCAAGCGCGCCCGCGCCGCCGTCATAGCCCGGCGCGACCAGCGAGACGAACAATCGGTCAACGTCGCCCGCCCACACCGGGTCGCTTTCCCCCGGCAACAGAAAGCCGCCGGTCAGCGCGTCGAAATCGAGCGTCACCACCGCATCCTCGGCGCTGCCCTCGGCATAGTTCCACAGCCGCACATACCAGGCGCGCGGGTTGCCCGCCGCGTCGCGCCCCTCGATCGTCAGCGTCGGCCCGTGCAGCGCATCGAGCGGCTTCACTCCGCCCGATCGCCAGCGGAAGCGCAGCCGCACGTGCCGGAAATCGCGCCGCGTCTCATAGGCGAGCAGCGGGTGGTCCCAGCGGTCCTCCGCTTCCCAGATCAGCCCGGCCAGGTCCGCCCTGTCGTAAAAGACCGCCTCGACGCGCAGCGCCGCCGGGGCCGTCGCCACCACGCTCGCCATCATCGGCCGCGCGAAATCGACGGTCCAGAAGCGCGGGTCGAAACGCTTGATCCAGCCCCTGCGGTGATGCGGCTCGGCCGCGACGAGCGCCCAGCCCATCAGCCTTCGCCTTCCGCCACCGCGCGCCGCACCGCGCGCGCCAGCTGCCGCCCGGTCTGCGCGAGCCGCCCCGGCTCGCTCCCCGCCGCGCCGCGCACGTTCACCGTGATCGCGATATTGCGCACCGCCGCGCCCGCCGCGGGCTCGATGCGCCCGCTCGCGCCCGGCACGAACAGCTCCGGCCCACGCTCGCCGACACGATAGGCGCGCCCCGCGCTCACCGGTCCGCCGGTCGCCCGTCCCGGCGCGCCGAGCAGCCCGAGCGCCAGGCTCTGCCCGACCGCAAGCAGCCCGCCGCCGCCGCGCGCCCCGCCCAGCACCGCGCCGACACCGCCCGACACCGCCGCGCGCGCGATGTCGGCCATCACCGACAGCGCCAGCCGCTTCAGATCCTCGAACCCCAGCTTGCCCGACACCACCGCCCGGCCCAGCGCGCGCTCGATCCCGCGCGCGCCCGCATCGGCGGCGTCGGCCAGCGGCGCGCCCAGTTCGGCGCGCAGCGCCGCCATGTCGCGGCGAAAGGCGCCGGTGTCGGCGCGCACCGCGACGACCATCTCGTCGATTTCGTCATCCATCGGGATATTGCTCCATCATCGCCGCCAGCGCCGCGCGATCGACGCCGTCCGCGCCATCGTCTGTCGCCCAGCCCGCCAGCACCGCCGCCACATCGGCCGGCGTCGCCGCCCAGAACTCCCCGGGCCGCCACCCGCACAGCCGCGCCATCACCCCTGACAATCGCGCCGCCGCCTCGCCGAAACTCCCCTCCCGCTCGCGGACGGCGGGGTGGGCAGCCTTCTCCGTCACCGATCACCGCCCCTGCAAGATCTGCCCCAGCAGCATCCGCAGCGCGGGCGTCACCGCCGCCAGCCCCTGCGCGACCACCGCTTCGCCGACCGCCTCGCGCGTCAGCTCCGCCGGCCGGTCGCGCACGCAATGCCAGAACAGCCCGGCCAGCTCGCCCAGCGCCAGCCGCCCGTCGGCCGCGCGCTCGACCAGCGCGAACAGCGGCCCCAGCTCGGCCTCCGCCGCGACCAGCGCGCCGAAACTCGGGCGCAGCACATGCGCGGTGCCGCCGATCCGCAGCACCGCCTCGCCGCGCAGCGGGTTCGCGGTCGCGCTCACAGGCTCACCACCGCGCCGCTCGACTCGAGCGCCAGCACATATTGGCGCTCGCCATTGTAATCGCCGGCATAATCGAGCCGCGTCACCAGGAAGCGCCCGCGCAGCCGCTCGCCGCTTTCAAAGCTCAGTTCATAATCGTCGATCGTGCCCGCCAGCGCATGGCCGCGCAGCCGCACCTCGGCCGCCGACCCGGTGAACAGGCCCGCCGCGCTCACCGAAACCGACCGCACCCCCGCGCCCGACAGCAGCTCGCGCCAGCCGCCCGAATCCTTGGTCGTGACGTTCACCGCCTCGCCGTTCACCGACAATTGCGTCGTGCGCAGCCCGGCGACGGTGCCAAAGGCGGGCGGCGTCGCGCCATCGCCGACCTTCAGCAGAAAAGCGCTCCCATTTTCGATCCCCATGGTTTAATTCTCCTTCGCAAATCATCTGCAAACGGGGAGTCGCAGGATGTTGATCACAAGCTTGCTCCTGGCCTTGGCGGCACCATCGCCCACCGCCGCGGTCGACACGTCGCGCGCCGCCTTCACCAAATGCCTGCGCGACCACCTCAAGAAGTCGCTCGAGGGCAAGATGGGCGACGCCGAATATGAAATGGCGATCAAGGGTGCCTGCACCGCAGAGCGCACCGCCTTTCGCCAGGCGGTGATCGCGCTCGACCGCGCGAGCGGCGATTCGGAGGCCGACGCCACCGAAAATGCCGACATGCAGATCGACGATTACCACGTGAACTTCATCGAGAAGTTCAAGGATTATTCCTCGACCAACACCCTCCCCGGCGATTCCTGATCGCCCCTGAGCGAAGCGTTCCCGTGCCCCCGCGAAGGCGGGGATCCAGAGCGGCATGACGCCGAACCGGGTCACGCCTCCTCCCGCACCCCCGCCAGGCACCGGCACCGCACGACCAGATCGTGCCGCCAGCCGCCCTCGCGCCGGAACGCCAGCCGGCTGCCCAGCGCCCTGACCGCGACGACCGTCCAGCCGCCCGCCGGGCCGCGCAGCGCGCCCGCCGCCGCCTCCATCCGCGCCGCCGCCCCGCCCGCGTCGGCCGGCAACCCGGCGCCGGTCAGGCTCAGCGTCAGCCGCACCTCGCGCCCGGACCGGTCCTTCGTCCCCCAGTCGCGGCCCTCGGCAGCGCCGACCGAGACATAGGGCGCGCTCGCGCGCGGCGGCACGCCGTCGAACACGCCGTGCACCAGCCCGGCCAGCGCGTCGTCCGCGCCCAACACCGTCAGCGCCTTCGCGCGCACCGCCTGTTCCGCGCCCGTCATCATGCGCCTCCCAGCGTGCGCCGCCGCCACGGCTGCCACAGCGCCGCGATCATCGCCGGCGGCGTCTCGTCCGCACCGTCGCGCGCGGCGTGGAGGTGCTGGATCATGCGCAGCAAGCCCTGCCGGATCGCCTCGGGCACCGCATTGGGGCCCGCGGCCATCCCGGCACGAAACGCAATGCGCGCATATTCGGCATCGCCGGCGGCGTGGATCGCCACCCGTGCCGACCCGTCGCGCGCGATCGTCACGCGGTAGCGGTCGGCGCCCAGCACCGTTTCCGCGCCATCGGGCCGCAGCAGCGTCACCGCATCGACAGCGACGACCGGCCGCGCGGCAAGCCGCAGGGCGCCGCCGCGCAGGACAAGGCTTTCCTCGCCCGCGCGCACGATCAGCCACTGGCCGACAAAGGCCTCGCAGATGCTCGCCGCGGCACGGACCAGCCCGGCGACGACCGCATCGTCGATCGTCGCCCCCATCCGCAGCCAGCCGCGCGCCTCGTCCAGGCTCACCGGGACCTCGCCCGGCAACAGGCTCTCCACCATCATCGTTCCTCCACCCGCACCGCCATCGACCGCTCCTCGACCTGGCCATCGGTCATCGTCACCCGGTTGGTGACGCGATAGACGCGCCCGGCGATCCCGCCCGCCAGCGTCACGGTCGCGCGCGCCAGGCCGTGCGTCATCGCCGCCACCGCGACCCCCTCGGACTCGTCGGGCCACACCGTCCAGTCGCTCGCTGCCACCGCCTGCCCGGCGGGACAGGCCGCCGCCCAGTCGAATTCGAAGTCGATCCGCGT